GCACCCGTAGAAGAATCTACACGGTTGATATAGCCAGTAGAGATGATGGAGACGGTATCACCGAAACCAATGTTTTTAGCATAGCTAGAGGCAATCGGCAAAGACCGAGTTGCACCAGCGTATACTTGCCCGCCGACCAGATTGATCGGCAAAAGCCCATAAGGGCCACCAACAGCAGGATAAGCCATAATTAACTCCTAAAAGTTTACTGTGCGGCCCTAACTTTACTTAGGCACCGCGACCAAAAGACACTTTAGATTGCTTCTCGGAAAAGAGAGGCATCCTAGGATCACTTTCACGCAGGAAGTTGTTGTCAACCGACTGCATATCGGATCGGGTCCGGTTTTCATAGTACGCTTTACGCGCTGCGGCGTTTTCCGCCGTTGTCTTACACAGAACCAATCCGCCAATTTCTATCAGTCCAGTAGCTTGTAGCCCAAAAGCTACAAGGTCATTCGCAAATTCTTGATGATCTTCTGCCTTACAGGGTTCCCATCCTTCGCGTCTGGCTTGCGCCATATTGCGATGGTCCGCTTCACCCATCATTGATGCGCGTTTCCAATGGAATACATATCCGTCTTGCGGTTCAGGCACAGGGAGGTCCGAAGCAGGTTTCCAAGAAACCTGACGCATTTCATTTTCCCGTGTTTCCATTGAGCGTGGGGGTCTTCCAACTGGATTAGGCATTGTTCATCTCCTGTGCTGCATACTTGGCATAAGTTTCTAAAGGTACACCAAGACGTTTTGCGATTGCCACTTGACTGGCGGTTAGCGTCACTTTCTTGCTGCCAGTGCTTCTGGAAGCGGGAGCCACAGCTGACGATTTCCGTGACTTTTGGAAGTTTTGCGGGAAAACTTCTCGGATGCGGTTGTCGATCTTCTGATAATACTCATCGGAAGTCGGATCAATACCGTTGTTTACAAGTTTCTGATGCAGCCCATAGGCGAATGAGGTCATTTCCTCATCCTTACCGAACCAAGGGTTGCGTGACGCCCAATCTTCTGCGCGGGAATCACGAGGTGCCGGTGCGGGTTGCTCATAATACTGTTGTTCGGGTTGACTATATACAGTATTGTTTTGCTGTTGTAAAGAGGCTTGTTGGACTGCACTAGATATCTGGTTTTGAAGCTGCGCTTTTTGAATAGCCGTATCATTCAGTTCTCTCTGCGCTTCCAAGACTCCATCGGTGTCGCCTGTTTCGTAGGCTTTGCGATATTTGTCCTCTGCCAGCTTCTGAGCGTAGTCAATCTTGGCTTCAGCTTCACGGGCGTATTCTTGCTGGCCCCAGCTAAGCGTCTGCTTCAACCTTTCATTTTCTTCATAGACAGTCCGGGCAAGGCGGATAGCTTCTTCATTCTGCCTAACCAACACTTCTTTCGCTCTACGCTCGTCGTGGTAGCGATGATTCAACTGATTGATGCGTTTCTGCACCTTCTCAGAATAATTCTCTAGCTCGTCCTCCTGTTCGTCCTTCTCCGCTTTAAGCGGCTCTCGGCCTTTGTCTTCTTCAGGAGTATCATCAACAATTTCAACTTCCACCTCTGGAAGTTCCGTACCTACTTCAAGATCATCACCAATTTTTTCTGTTTGCATAGTCTGTGTCCTATGTTTAGTAAGCGCGGTTTATTCCGCGAGGATCGGCCACAACGCCTTCCACCATATCGTCATTTACCATGACAAATTCTGTCCCATTTACGCTGAATCGAGAACCGCGATAAGCCCCGATCAACACAAAATCACCTTCTTTACACCACGGCCCTGTTGGGAATTTTTCCTTATCTGCGTAAGCCATGTCCCCTACTTTAAGCACAAAACCGACTACGGCTCCTGCTTCTTCCCGGCGAAGAAAGTCTTTAGGCTTGAGAATACCCCCTTCCGTCTTTTCTTCGATTTCAGGCTTAACGACGAGGATTTTGTACCCCACAGGATCAGGCAGTTGTGTTGCCAAGCTTTCGCTCGTTTCCTTGGTTTTCTCAACGTCGATGTTAGCGGCAGATAGTGCTGCGTTTTCCATTACAGTTCCTCTTGATATTTAAGCAGGTCTTTCAGTCTCTCATTGGCCGTGGCTAGACCCGTAATCACCCCGGCTATATGCTGATACTCAGCATAATCTTTAGCATGACCTCTTGCCAGCGCGTTCTTGCGCGATTCGATCATGTCATCAAACTCCTTGATAGCTAGCTCTAGCGCGTTCATTTAGGCTCCTTTTTTGGTTGTGCTGTACGTTGCGCTTCGCCTTGTGCAGTATTAAACGCTCTATCTCTTTCCTTTTCTTCTGCGCCAAAGGCTCTGTCGTCTGCCTTTTCTCCTGCGCCATAAACTTTCTCAGCGACTTTAAGCCCGACATCCACACTCTTCATGGCACTGGCTGATTTGTCCTTTTCGCCCTGAATCATGAGTTTGTTCTCATTATTCATCATGGCTATCTGCATTTCGTTTTGTAGCTTAGCCATCTCAATCTGATACTTCTGCTGTACCTCTTGCTGTTTAAGCTGAAGCTCTTGCATCTGCATCTGAATGATGGGGTCTTGCGCTTGCTGTTGAGCAATCTGCGCCTGCGATTCTGCCTGATTCCGTTGAAGCGCCTGTGTTGCCGCTTGCGCGGAGATAACACTGAGTTGCCTTTCCGTTTCTGCATCCATTTTCTGCTCTGGATCAGGCAGGGGCATACCCAACTGTGCTTCTACTTCTCTTCTATACTGGAAGGCAAGATGCTCCATGATATGCGCTTGTGCAGCTTGCATGATGGCTTGCGCTTGTGGGTTTTGTCCGATTGCCTGTGCAATCTTAGGGTCTTGCATGGCTGATTGATGTACAGCCAAATGAGCGGCGTGATCCTGTTCAATAAAGGCTTTTACCGGCTCCTGATTCATGATGTCCATGTTCTCAGTCACAGGATCGGTAGGCACCAAATCATCGTCCGTTTTAACGATCTTATCCGCGTCTTTTATCCCCATCACCTCCAGCATTTGTCTGTGGAGAACGGGTAGATCGTAAATTTGCGGAGATTGCTGGGCCAGCTGTATAGCTGCCTGATACTGAATAATCCTCTGCGCCATTGTCGCCGCGTTCGGGTCAGAGACAGGTAAGACCTCAACAACTTCATAGTCCGCTTTCTTCGCTTCTGGCCCTACACCATAGTCAGGATTGTACTCATACGTCGGTGCGGTGTACTCCTTAATAAGATGAGCAATGAGTTTGAACTCCTGCGCCATCGCATAGTGGACACGCGCCTGTACTGCACTCATGACCTTGAGCGTCCGCTCCAAAATAGCCAGTGTCGTACCGACCGGAGCCTCTCCGCTCATGGAGTCAAACTTTACGTCAGCTACCGCTGCCAGCCTGCGGCCCTCTTCGACTACGTTCTGGAGCAGTTGGAACAGCGTAGCGGAAGGCTCCTTATAGGGCAGCGGCATAATGTTATCCCGCACAGTCCCACTCGCTACGTCTACATCTCTCCATTCACCCGGCATGATGGGAGTATCATCACCTTTAACCCGCATTCCCTTGGTCTTGAGTCCCCCGGGGAGGTTGGATAGCGTACCTGCGTCGATTAGCTGACGGACAATACTGGTGGCGCTCTTCGCAAACCCACCGACCAAGTGAATCAGACCATAGCCATAGGCTCCAAAGCCCGGTATATAGGTGTATTGCACGAAGTGCTGTTTAGCCCGCTTCAGAGGGTCATATTCGTCCCAATTACGGCGAATTGAGAGGATTTTCTGGGTACTTTTCTCTACCGTAACGACAAAAGGTAGGGCAATTCCCGTCTCTTCCTCGGTTTCTGGGTCGATATCTTCAAACCCTTCTAAGTCGAGTTCGGTGTGAATCTCTAAAAGCCTAAATCTATCGTCGTTAATCGCACTGAATCCGTCTGCCTCATCCTTTCGAGACTGAATTTCATCTAAATCTTTGCTTGGCTCTCCAAGGTCTACGTCTCTATAGAACCCTGCATACTGCAGTTTTCTGACTTCGTTCTCGGTTTTACGCATCAAGTGCGTGACTCGTGGCGCAGTTCGCGCATCACTGGCCCCATAGGGGATGTACAAGTCTTCTGCCGGTACAAACATACTGACTTGTCTATTGAGGGAGGGGTCGAAGTAGACCTTTTTGAACGCAGCACCAGCAAGGGAGAGACTCCACAGCATCTTTTCGTGCTCTGGTCGAAACTCCTGCATCTTTTCAGTCAGCTGGTAATTCATATCCTCTGCAACGCGGGCAGCGGCCTCCTCATTCTCTCGCGTCTCTTTCCCCACAATCTTGGTCTTTACCGGACCCTGTGCAGGAAAGGTTTCTGCAATCATCTCAGCTTGGAATTTAATCGCCGCTTCCGTCAACATCGGGTGATACACCCCACAGGCACCATTCCAAGGCTCTGTTCTCTCTTCCAACTGCAGACCCAACAAATCTAGCCCATCTACATAGGTCTGTTCCCACTCTTTACGAGCGTTCTTGTCGTTGTCAAAGTCGGTGAGGAGTTCGGAGGCAAGGGAAGTGAGAGCAGACTCAGCAAGGTACTCCGCCAAATTCGCGTCGAACGAAGGCTCCTCGTCAATCTCTACCTCTACAGACTCAAGCAACTCTCCCTCTGGATCACCGATAATGATTTCAATGGGCTCTTCGTCATTGTCCTGAAGGAGCGGTGACTCCGGTAACAGAGCTTTATCGACGTTGCTAAGAGGGAGAATTGCCATGTGTTGTGTCCTATAAAATTTCGAGGAGCTTGGTGAGATAATGTTTGGCCTTTTCGTAGTCTTCCTTTGCTGGGCCTTTATCTCCAGCCCGCATTATATACTTGATCGCATTGCCCTTGTAAAAGCCGATAGCCTGTGCATGAGGCAGAGTGTCGATCACATCCCACGGCTGCACTCGTTTGTCTTTGTAGTGTGACCCACCTACTTGGTAGTCGTTAGCTTTTTTCTCTGCGCTTTCTCTTTTTTCTGTTTCTTTTACTAATTCGTTCTCTGCATCGGCGTACTCTTCTTTAATGTACTTCTCCCATGCGTTGTATTCTGCTGCTGACATTTTTGGTTTTCCCATGTGACGTGTTATTTTTTGTACTTCCAACAGGGCTTCTTCTAAATTCATTCTCTCCTCCTAGTAATAAGCTGCTAATTTTCTATATCGCCAACTGTCGGCTTCATCATCTTCGTCGTGTTTGGTTCTTACCATCCCTCCTTTTCGGATACGATTGAGGGCTTGGCTCAGGGTGTCTACGTAGTCGTCGTGGCGTCCGTTTGGAAAACTCGCTGTCTCTTCAATCACGTCCTCAGCCCAACGCCTGTCGGGTGCCCACACCTTGCCGGAAGCGAATACGTCTACGATAGCATTGAGGCGGGCTATTTTGTCGTTACCTCTTGAGGGCGTGAACTCCTGCACGGGGATACCCATCTTTCTTAGTTCGTATATTAAGGGTCCACCACTGGCCTTTTTTTCTATGATTACGCTGTCAGGCTCATGCTCTTTATATAGCTCCAATGCCTTTGCCTTCAACTCTGGGAACTCCAGCTTACCTCGCCACGCGTCCAGAAGAATGACGCACTCTTCCATCTCTTCTTCGTTGTACCACACTCCCCACAGCGTCATAGCACTATAGTCTGCCGTCTGCTTGGCTTCAAAGGCACAGTCGAAACTCATCAACGTGTACTCGCACTTTGGAGGCTTATCCTTTTTCCATGTGTTCCACATGTCCCGCTTGATGATCGCGGTTTCGTCACTGGTGGGGTTCTGTTGGTACTGCGCCTGCCATTTGCCCGCAGGGAGTTCCGCTTTAATTGCCTCTAACTCTTTAATGCTCCAGAACTCCGGCCAGAGAGATTTGCCTGACGGCATAATCGCGGGAAACTCAAACACCTCCCACTGATCTGTACCTTTTTTGTTCTGTGAGTTTTCCAGAATCTGCCCTGTGAGGTCACGGAGTGACCAGCGAGTTTGTACGATGATGATGGCCCCAC